GTCTTTTCTGCGCCCAAGTGTATATGAAGACGACCCAGGACATTGTCTATGGCTTTATCATCTTCTTCATCATCGATCGGGCGGCGCGACTCATCAGCGCATACCTCTCGACGCGTCGGGATCTGAGTGACCTTGAGACGGAGAGCATGCGGTGCTCGATCGAACTCTTCATGCTCCTCGTAGCCCTCCTGCTTGTCCGCAAGTTCATCTAGGGAAATGGGCCGTTTCTGGTGTATGATGAATATGAATTGCTATCGCGACGAGACGTTCGACCTGTGTCGTTCAAAGGGATGGGACAAGGCACCCGTGAGTGCAGTGTGGCTCCTCTTCACAGAGGAGGTGGGCGAGCTCGCCTCGGCTATTCGTCAGTACCAGCGCCATTTCAGGAAGACGGGCCTCAAGAAGGATCGTGGGACTGACATTACAACTGAAATGGGTGACGTGTTTTCATACCTGTTCCAGCTGGCCTACATGCTCAATGTCGATCTGGACGAGATGTGGCTCAAGCACCGCCAAAAGGTCCAGACCAGAAATTATGTTGACTGAACTTAGATATGACTGAGTTTATGGCCGACGATGACACGGCCATGAACCGTATCAACCCCTATACCGCGACGGGTACGTTTGGCGTGTCATCCAACGGTGGCTATAAAGGACCCAACACACAGACGTGGTATGCCCCAGACGACGCACCTGCGTCATGGGATGTCCCTGTTGAAAAGCCAGAATACCTCGAGCACTTTGGCCCCAATCAGCTCAACAAGTCAGGGTCCATGTACTTAAAGACGGGTGGGATCCACCCCGCGACGAGCTTCATGTTCCCGGCACGTAAGCTCCAGTACGATGATGGCACCACATCATTCTCACGCGAGACTCTGTGGAGCGACGCCTCCAACTACGTGTCCGGCCTGCCCAACCAGTTCAGCGCCAGGGGGGATAGCCTATGGCCAATCATCCTGGTGTTGATCGCGTTGCTCTTGATTTTCATGTACCGCAGGAAGTTCAATATGTAAGTCTAAGATCAAGGTCGCAGATCTTGGGATCAAGGTCACAGACCTTGGGACCCAGAGGCTCGCGCCTCTGACGTTAAATCTTCTGTACTTTCGCCGCCACAACTTTGATCAGTTTCTTTTCAAGCAGCGCGCGCTCGGACACGCCCCGACCGTCTAACATCGGGCACTTGTGCATCTCCAGCTGGATACACCTTGTGCAAAAGTGTTCGGAGCATTCGCGACACGTAAGTGCCATGAGACCCACCTTCTTCTTGCACTGGAGGCACGGGGACATCGTCGTCGTTTACAATCTCGCACGTATAATCCTTAAGAAGACCGGCTGCGATGATATCGATCGTCTCGATATCATCGTCAACCACCTCGCAGAGTCCATACTGACGACGCATGAGAACCTCGTCCCAGAACGCCTTGGCGCGCGGCAAGATGCGCGCAAACCATACGCGATCGCGAACAATCTCAATGACGTCAAACTCCAATGGTGCTTCAGGACTCAGAAAGCCAGCCGGTCGGTATTGGATGAAATCGCACGCCTCGAGGTCAAGCACCTCGAGCAAAAGCTGAATCTGAGGCAGGTAATATTTGGGGCACTTGTGCTCAATCTTGCGTGTCAAGGGACACTTGATTTCGATGAGACGACCCGACTCAGTCACGCCGTCGGGCGAACCACCAAGCCACTTGTGTACCGGGTGTTGAACCAGCCCAATCTCGTGCGACTTTTGGTTGTACTTGGCGTCGTACATATCACGCGCAACGGGTTCGAGGAGCGTACCATGTGCCGTTGCGGCGTTCCCGTTCCACTTGTTGTGGCCGCACTTTTTCACGATGAGATCGCTGGGCTTTTCGTACGGGTTATCACCGATAGCCGTTGCCAAGTCGCTCGCTGTGAGCATGGTTCCACGGAGGGCGTGCCATTCGGGCGTTCGCTGATCGTCGTAGGACTGTTGAAGGAGTTGCTTCACACGCGGGTGAACCTCATTCATATCTTGTACACAAGCGCTAATTGTGTTTAAGCGCAATCTCAGCTGCATTCTGCTCCGCCTGTTTCTTCGTAGTACCAAACCCAGATCCGCGCGGGACACCATCAACAATCACCTCGATGTGAAACGTACCGTTCGGGTACTGATTGCGTACCTGATAGTCCGGCAGGGCGAGTTTCGACGCTTGACACTTACGCATCAACTGGTCCTTGTAATTGTCGTCGTGGAGCGTCACCTCGACGCGATCAAACGACGAAAAGACAAACTTTTTGGCGTGAACCATTCCGAGGTCAAGGTAGATTGCACCGACAAACGCCTCGAAAACATCCTCGAGGATGTTGGGATTCATGTGCCAATTGTTCCGAATGCCCTTGTCGTCCATCAAGATCCACTTGTGGAGGCCGAGCGCCAGTGAAATCTCGCAGAGCGTTTTACCGCGTACCATCTTCGTACGCGCCTTGGTCAAAAACCCCTCTTGCTCATCCTGGTACTTGTCAAACAGGTGACGCGTGATGATGAAGCCAAGGACGGAATCACCCATAAACTCGAGCGTCTCGTACGACGATGCAAGTCCACGGTACTTTTTCAGTGCTGATTTATGCGTAAAGGCGCGCTGATACAAAGACAAATCACAAATCTTTGTACCAACGAGCTGTTCGACATCTCCACGGGCGAGCGGAGGTGGATCAACCAACTCAACAGGTTCCATTTGTTATTACACGTAGACTATGTTTAAGGTCCTTACTTGGCGACAGGGGGAGCGGGCTTCTTCAGAATCGGGCGAGCCACCTTGGGCTTCTCAACTGCAGGTGCAGCCACCGACGGAGTTGCCACCAAAGGCGCGGCAGTTACGGGCGTCTCGGGGATGACGGCCGCCGGCTTCTTCTCCTTGGGAGCCTTGGGCTCCTTTGGGGCCTTGGGCTCAGCAACCGGCTTGATGTAGTGGGGGTTGATGTACTTCTGGATGTTCAGAAAGGTAATCTGGGTACCCTCGGGAGGGGCGAGCAGATCCTTCAGGCTGGCATCCAGCGTAATCTGCTGACCCGCCTTCAGACCCTTCTCCGTCACGTACTCGTTGATCAACTTGGTCACCTGGCTGCGAGACACCTTGTCCTCGGCACCCAGCTTCAAAAAGGCACGCAGCTTCTCGGACACATCCAGCGGCTTGTTGAAGCCGTTGTTGGTCGCACGCGCCTTTGCCTTCTCACCGGAGGGGTCCTCGAGGAGCTGCTTGACCTTGCGCAGGTCCTTTCGCAGCGCCTTGATCTCCGCCTGCAGGGTCGTCAGAAGGTCGTTGGTTGAGGTCTCCATTTCTACTTACTATACCTACCACATCTTTAAGTGCTTTCCGCGTTTCGTTACCAAACACAAACATGAGCAGAACGAGCATTGGCCACGTCAGGGTTGGTCCGAGGACGAGGAAAAGAACCACGTGCCATAGCTTGACACTTCCGTACACGGTCGTTTTGATCATATACTCATATGCCTCCTTCGGTGTAGGAAGTGCATCCATCTACCTGTTGCCAAGGTTTTTCTACTTGCGCGTGCGCGTGCTCCCATACCCGACACCGAGTATCATAAAAAGTGCAAATGCAATAGACAGTGCAATCATCGCCCAGTAGACCTTCTTGTTCACCCCCCTGCCCGTCGCCGTCGCCGTCGCCGTTGTCGTCACAGTCGCCGTCGTCGGCGTCGCCGCACTGCTCGTACCTGGTGTTCCAGTGCACGTCCCACCAGGGCAGCATCCCGAGTCACATCCATACTGAATACCGTTCTCCTGGTAAGCACAAATGAGCGTCACGTTTGCTGCGGACTGTGTGGCGGGTGTCAGGCCGGCAGTCACCTGAGGCCTGCACGCACATCCCTTGTTGTTGTACTGATCACCGCAGTAGTTGGCGGTCGTCGAAATGGTGGTTCTCGGTCCAGCAGGGGGTGGGGTGGCGCTCGACGTGGCAGGGGGTGCACTGCTCATTACTTAGAGCTAAGAAGTGTTTTATGGACACATGTTCTACGGAATTCCAGCAAAGCTTCCTGACGGCCGATACTTTTTGAAGGTAACCCAGGACAATGGTGAACGTTGTCTCCACCAGGTGAACAACGTGAAGCTGGCTGTCACTGAGGGGAACCAGGTGACTGTGACCATTGCCAAGGATGTGACTCTTTTCTCGGACATTGATGAGCAGATCGTCGCTCAGGCCAAGGACTCCAAGGTGCTCTGGTTTGGCAAGGAGATTTCCGACGAGACGGTGACGACCGCCTACCAGAAGAGCGTCACCCCAGAGTCTGAGTTGTCCGCGTCCTTCGTGACGATCAAGGGTGAGATTGTCACCACGTTTTACGACACCCAGAAGGCCCGTGTCGATATGACCCAGTTTGGATCAAGCGCATCGGTTGATATTCTCGTCGAGTTGGCAGGGCTCGTGTTTACCAAGCGCGCCTTCGAGCCGGTATGGAAGGTTGTCCAGGGGCGTGTCAAGGCACCCCAGAAGCCCAAGTTTCCCCGCGAATACCTTTTCACCGATGACCCAGCAGCCGAGGAGGAGGAGCCGGAGGTCGACCTGTAAAAAAAGTCGGCGTACAATATAAATGGACGGCAAAGGTCTCGCAATCCTGGTTCTTCTTTTTCTGATTACGATGATGCTGTTCGCCCCTCAGCGCAGCGGCTTCGAGTCTGCCCCCATGGGCGCGGTGCTCGGCAGTGACAAGTCTGGCCCCATGATTGCCCAGGGTGGTGAGGGTGCGACGATCCAGGAGGATGGTGAGGGTGGGACCGGCTTTGCCCCCTTCGATTCTGCAATGGGTGCGATTATGGGCGGCTTTAAGATTGGTCAGACGCCCACCGACCCCAACGTGGGCCTGATCCCCAAGGAGGTGGTGACGACTGAGGATTTCGGTCAGTTCAGCCCAGACGCCATTCTGTCGGGCCAGAACTTCCTCGATCCCCGTGCCCAGATTGGCTTCCCCGAGACGATTGGCGGCGTTCTGCGCAACGCCAACCGCCAGGAGCGCTCCGAGCCATCCAACCCCCGTGACCCGGTGAGCATCTTCAACATGTCGACGATCCCGCCCGACACCATGCGTCCCAAGTTTGAGATCGAGAACGAGTATTAATAGATAAAAAAAACATGCGACGTCATTCTAAATGATTCGTGATACGATGACCGAGTGGCTCGGTCTCAAATCTCAGCTCAAAGCTGCTCGCGCGGACATTAGTGTCCTCAACAAGCGTGAGAAGGAGCTTCGATCCGAGGTTCAGCAGTATATGAAGACGGAGGCGGTTGATACGGACGTCAAGGTGGACGGTCAGAAGGTATCCTACCAGAAGAAGGAGTCTAAGGGGAGCATTACCAAAGAGGTTATACTCACAGGCCTTCACACCTTTTTCGGTGGAAACGAGGCTCAGGTCGAAGGTGCTTACCAGACGATCCTCGACGCAGCTCCAGTCAAGGAGCGCGAGGTGCTTACAGTTCGCAAGGCCTAAGGACGTGCGACGCCAATACAACAAGTAGAAACGATGGGTGTCAACAACGAATACGCGTATGATGCGTTCCAGGCGGAAGATGCGCGCGACGACGACGATAACAACGATGATGAGCTTGTCCTCGATCCACAGGCGTGGCAGGATTGGAACAGCGAGCACATCTTGAACATGTGGATGTCACTCCAGGCCTATCTCGGTGATAACCACATTTCGAATTCGATCCTCAACCGGGCAACTTTTCCCAAGTTTGTCGAGTTTGTCAGCCGAAACTCGAGCTAAACTTTTTTCAGTGTGTATTGTAAATGCCCATTGATATCACCGGTCCCAAGGTGCTCACGCCCGCGATTCTGTTTGCTCTGCTCAGCCCGGGTCTGATCCTGTCTCTGCCCAAGCTGCAGCTGTTCCCAGGCTGCCAGTGCTCGCTGAAGACGGTCTTTATCCACGCGATTGTTCTGTCGCTGGTGTACTATGTGCTGGCACGCTTCGTGCTGCGCGTGTCTCTTCGCCCGGCTGACCTGATTGTGCCGGCTCTTCTGTTCGTGCTGCTGACGCCCGGCGTGCTGCTGACCCTGCCTCCCGGTAGCCGCGGCGTGTTCATGTCTGGCCAGAGCTCACCGGCTGCCGTCGCTGTGCACACGCTTGTGTACGCGCTGATCTTTTCGTTCATGCGCGGCCAGTTTCCGCAGTACTATTAGATTCAGGTAGTATGAAGCACCTGGCCTTTGGTCCAGGTGCGATGGGGTATTTTATGTATTTGGGGGCGCTCAGTGCACTGTCGGATGCCAGTGCACTCAACGAACTCGTGTCAATTTCCGGCGCATCTGCCGGTGCTCTTCTCGGCCTTGTGTACATCCTGGCCAAGGGTGATATGCAAAAGTCTCTCCAGTATAGCCTTGCTGCACCGATCAAGACGGTGATGAAACCAAACATCAAGGTGCTTCTCAAGTCGTACGGACTCGTGAGCACGAAAAAGGTTCGCAGTGTGTTTGAGGATACCGCGCGTACCTTTATAGGAAAGGATGACGTCACATTCGCCGAGCTCTATGCACACTGGCCAGTGAAGTTGCACGTGGCGGCGTGCTGCATCGACTTGCACGCGACGCACTACTTTTCGGTCGACACTGCACCGTCCATGTCTGTCCTCGATGCCGTGTGCATGTCCGTATCGATCCCGTTTCTGTTTCAGAGCATGCAAATCGGACCATGGCGATACATCGACGGTGGAACACTCGAGGCGATTCCATGTGGCCCATTCATCGGCCAGGATCCAAAAACTGTGCTTGCATTCAGCATCGGCGATGAATGGAAATCTGACGTGAAGGACATCAAGTCGTACGCGATCTGTATCTTGAGTGCCGCCATGACACTTCGTGAAAAGTACACCATGTTCCCGTGTATAGCCCTGCTCGCGGGCACCATTGATACGTTTGATTTCAGTGCGACACAGGACACGAAACTTCGAATGTTCATGATTGGTCACGCACAGACGAAAAAGACTCTTTGTAAAGTAAATGCCAGCGATTGCCGTCTAACTACGACGGCGACGGGTCAGCATAATCATCAAGAGACCGACGATGAGTGTCGCGAGTGCGCCGAGGTAGACCTTTGACTTGTCTTCGAAGAGCCCCTCACGAACCGGTGGTGGCAAACTGCGTGGACGTTCAGGTACAGTCGGAACAACCTGTGTATAGACCCGAAGCACAAACATGTTTGGATCGTAGGTGGTTGAACCTGCTGTACCGAACGTCACCGTCGCACCGGTATAATCAGCCCAACGAACCGTCAGGCGCTCGATCGTATCGAGTCGTGACGGGTACGTCACCGAGTATGCATAGTCGGTCGTCTCTTTGAACGTCCGTTGGAAATTCTGGGCAACGTCAATTGGGATCATGGCGAACGACGTGGCGGGCGTCAGACTCGACGTCTGATTGCGCTGGATCTGGTTCGTGCCGATGGTCGCCACCGTGAATGTGATGTTGTCTCCCGGGGTCGAGCCACCAACAGTCGCACCTGCAAGTGTAATTGTATTCCCGACCGAGTATCCACTTCCCGCCACGACGAGCGTCACGGTCGGAACACCCGCACCATTACGAACCACCGTGAATCGTGCACCCGTTCCATTCCCCGTGGCTGTCGATGCAATGTTCGTGAACACCTGATTCGCGGCAATGCTGGTTGACGTGACGACTGCACTGATCGTCACGATGGGTACGATGGGTGATGCAAGCGGTCCGACATTGGTCAGCGTCAGTTTACGTGCATCGTACGTCGAGGGCGTACGCAACTCGGTAATGTCCAGCCAAATGAAGGCGTTGCCCGTGCTGAACGGATTCGTGACGATGGCCGATACGAGATCGACCCGCGTGACATTCGTGATGGGCGTGTTGAGAAAAACCGTGTACGCGTTGGAAAAGGGGTACAGGGCCGTGTCACGGTTACGCGAGTCGACGTGAATGTACGACACCTGTTCCATCTACAGTCTGTCCGGAAAAAGTATGCGCCTCAAGTAATGCAACGGAGACCGCGTCACGTAACAATCACGCGGAGTTGGCCAGAACGGTACTTTTCGGGTCTGAGTCGATCGATGGGACTCGCACGCGAAAAGGAACTCCTGAAACGCCGACGGGCACCATATAGTGCGCTGACGCTCGGACGTTCGAACACAGGCGGTACACGTAAGAAATCAAAGTGGACCCAGCTGTTCCACACGACGTACCCTGGCCTCAAGTTTAACAAGGATGCGATTGCCAAGCGGACGGGCATTTCCCGTTCGACGCTCAACACAGTCTATAACAGAGGCTTGAAGGCGTGGAAGACGGGTGGAAGCCGCCCAGGCACGACTGCGCCTCAATGGGCCGTCGCCCGCGTGTACAAGTACGTGCTCGTGACCAAGAAAAAGGCACCCAAGTCGTGGAACCCGATCGATCCGGACGCAAATCTACGCACGTCGCCGCTTCGGACGAATCGCACGGGGCGCACCCATAAGTAGATGGAGAGGTGAACGCGCCTTGAGTCCATAGATGTACTTGCCGCCGTCCCGAACCACGAAGGTTGTTCGGGTCAGCTGAAGGATCGCACGACCTTTGCTGTTCTTGTATGGCGTGATGG